AACTGAAGTAACTGTTCCAACTGCATTATTAATCCAAACTGGTAAACCAGCAGCCAATGAAAGTATTTGGCCATCAGTACCAGCGGCCAAAAATGTAGTTGCATTTGTTGCTGATTGATAAGGAATAGAACCTGCCGCACCACCAGCTAAACCAGCAGCATAGCCAGTAGTGTTTTGGTTAAATGTTGGCCAAGTAAATGTGCCTGTACTGAAATTACCACTTGTTGGCGTACCTAATACCGGCGTTACTAATGTTGGGCTAGTAGCAAATACTAATGATCCTGAACCAGTTTCATCACTAACTATAGCCGCTAAATTAGCAGAAGTTGGTGTGGCCAAGAATGTAGCAACACCAGTTCCCAATCCAGTTACGCTACCAATTGCCGGCGTAATGGTTGTGTTAGTTACTGATGTAATTTGGCCTTGTGCGTTAACAGCAAATACTGGTGTTGCAGTTGCAGAACCATAAGTATTAGCAGCAACACCTGTGTTTGTAATGCTAAATACTGAACCAGTTAACGTTAAACCAGTACCAGCGGAATATGTGGCTGAAGTAGTGAATTGTGACCAATTCAGCGCAGTTACGCCTAATGTACCGCCTGGTGTTGCTGTACAAAACCATGCGCCACCGGCTTGTGTGCCATATTCAATAAAGCTAATTGCAGATACAAATTCATCCCATACATTTGCATCTAATGAACGTGTCCAGGCACCAGCATCAGCTAAATAAATACCATTAAATGCTGCATTAGCTTGGTTTTTAACTAATACACGATCACCAGCTAACGTTGTGTAACCATCAATTGTCTGCAAACCAGATAACGTTATTGCCGTTAATGTTGCAACTGCACATGGTTGTTTCCAACTAATGCCAGCTACGTAAGATTGCAACGCCAACAAGTTAACAATGTCAGTTGCGCCAGTTGGTTGCGTTGATATTGTGCCGGTTGTGGTTGAAAACGTGGTAAATGCACCAGTTGACGGTGTTGTTGCGCCAATAGTGGTTGAATCAATAATGCTGTTTGTAATGTCTAAATCTTGTTGTTCTGGCGAAATAGATGCCGTAAATGGCAAGCCCTGGCCAATAAACGTTACAAAATTATTGTTAACATCAAAATATGCCTGAACCGGCAATAAATTTTGAACCGCCGAATTGGATGGGCTTGTCATAAAAACTTCCTATTTATTGTGCATCTACGGGCGTAACGTATAACGTTGATGAACCGCTTGGCGTAATTGCTGAAACATAATAAGGCACATTTGGAACCGCTATGATTACAGCAGTATTTTCATTAATTGTGTAATCGCCTGGTGTTCCTGCTGCCGGATGAACTGCATTAGTAGCTATGGTGGTAAAAGTAACAGAAACAGCGGATGTGCCTGTATTGGAAAATTCTGCCCAATTTATTTGGTCATTGCTATTTGTGCTAATTAATACTGGTGTGGAAGCAGTTGTAGAAGCCGCAATAACTGTGGTCTTACCAACTGGGCGTATTCCAATTGAAGTAGTCATGATTTTTCCTTTGTTTCAGGATAGTTAATTATAAGCTTAAAAATGAAAAAAACCACCCTTTGTGGGGGTGGCTTTCCTCACTATTTCCTGATCCTTATTAAGGTAGGAATTCTAGGGAATAACCGTAAACATAAACATCCATAGTTGCAGCAGCACCTTGTGCTGTGCCAACGTTTACGTATAAGTTTTGCCCTGTTTGTGCCGCAGTTGAAGCAACTGTACGCTGGCTAACAACAGTTGAACCTGTTAATGCTGATAACGCTGCATTAGCAACAATACCAGTACCACCAGCGTTTGGTGCAGTAAATACACCAGCAGCAGCAGTAGTTAAACTTGTTGAAGCATTAGTAAAAATAACGTTAGAAACCGAATAAGTATTTGTGTTGTTAATCGGTAAAACGGTATCGCCAGTTGCGTTAACATTTACGCTTTGATAAGAAGCCAACAAACGAATAGCCTGGTTGCTGGATAGGTTTGAAGGATGATTCGATACGGTAGTTGATGGACCTGGATTTGGCATGATTTATTCCTTAAATTATTGATTAAAAATGGGCGGCGAAAACCGCCCTATTTTATTACGATGCAATACGGCAAGCCAGTTCAGGATACAGCGGTGCCCAGCCATAAAGAACGTCAAGTCTTGTCGGAATAGAATCGTTGTTAATTGTGTATTGGCGAACAACACGAATTGATAAGCCCAATTCTTTATCGCTTGCACGGCCAGCAAAGTGTACGCCTTCTGGTAATTCCAAATCAGCGCAAGCCATTGTGAACGCATTTTTGTGCATCAGAATGTTTTGCGGTGAAGTTACGCCGGTGTTGTTAAATGGCGTTACGGTTTGTGAACCACTTGAAGTTACGGTTACGTTTTGGAATTGGCCAGCAGTAATAACGGCTGGAACAACGGTAACAGTAGCAGTACCACCGGAACTGATTGCAGTTGTAGATTGAACTACAAAGTTACGCAATTTGCCGTATGACTGACGGTTTTGTGGGTTAACCGCAAATACGCCAGCAATGGTAAATGTATCACCCTGGTTCAATGTAGCAGCGGCACCAGCAGCACCGATAGTGATATTGCTTGAATATGCCCAGCCGCTTGACAAGAAGCCAGTAGCGGTAGTTACGTTACAAGACAATGTTGCTGAAGCATAAGAACCAAATGTCTGACTGACAACGTTTTGATCCATATACCAATTCATCCCGCCAGAATCACGCCCCATCAAGCCCTTTGTGTACTGCTCGCTGATGGTGGTTTGTGGGTTAAACAAGCCTTTTAAGTTATCAACAATAGATGCTGATGTAAATGGCTCAACAACTACTGAACGGCGGCCATCACGGGGTGCGCCTTCAGAATCCAGGTAAGCAGCAGCGGTTAGATATGTGATCAAACCAGTTGGTGCAGTACCAGCGGTGCCAACGATGTTAGCGGTGTTATTTTTAGCAGTAATCAGACCATCACGATCCATTTTGTTAGCAATAGCAGCAATACCAGGCTTCAGTACACGGTCGCTAAACATATCCAGGCTTAATGCCAAATCTTGTGTAGTGAACTGTGTGTCAACGTGGAACTGTGTTGACAATGTTACTGGTACGCTAGTTTCGTTGAAATCTTCAACTTGCAAAGCCGGACCTGTAACGCCAATAAAGCGGCCTGGGCGGCGTACATTTACTGTGCTACCAATTTTTGCGCCAACTACAGCAAATTGGTCATCATAGTTACGGTCAACTTGGCCGGTAAAAGTTAATTCATTTTCCAAGACCATCAAAGCTTCGTTTGTGATCTTGCTAATAGTTAGTAAATTATTACTCATGATAATTCCTTAAAAATTAAATTAGGTTTAACCTCATCGAATCTTGCCAGCAAGTCTAGCGGCTCTGTATTGTTGGAATGACATCTTTTCACCGTCAATCGCAACATCAGCAACACCGCCAGTTGATCTTAATGGCCGAATCGGTTCGGGTGCATTAGATTTAGCCGCTACAGATTTCTTTTCAGCTTTAGCTGGGGTTTCAGTCTTTTCAAACTTAGCTTCCAACTTCCCAATTAGTTTCAATGCGCTTGGTATTGACATGGTTGTTAGCTTTTCGGCCAACTCATCATCACTTGCCAGTTCATATAGGATTCTTGGTCCTACATCACTTTCAATAATTGCATCACGTACTGCGTCAGTAACCGCCACCGTACTGGATGCCACCATATCTTCGTAATCAGGTAATTCGGCTTTAGTAGCTTCAAGCTTTTGTTGCCAGGTTTGAATAACCTTTTGTTTCTGCGTTTCTGCTTCCCTTTGCCGCACTTCCATTTCACGTTTTACCAACGCTTGTTCCGCTGACCATTCGGCTAACGCTTCCGCATATTCGAAAGCATCCCTAAAATTGTCAGGTGACGGTTTTTGATTGCTTGCCGGTACCGATTGTGGTTGTGGTGCCGGATTGCTTTCAATTGCCGCCAAACGCCTTTCCAATTCTTCTGCCCTAGCTTCCGCTTCTTTACGGGCTTTGGTCAGTTCAGAAAAACGCTTTTCTAACTTTGGGTTTTGCTTCTTTTCTTCTGTATCGGTCGCTTCATCTTTAGCTAATTTCGGTTCACTCTGTCCTTCTTCTGCCGCTGGCTCTGAACTGGATTTTTCATCTACAGTATCAGCCACAGTTGGGCTTTGTTCGGAAGCTAAACCTAATTTATTAGCATTAAAATCCGCTAAATTTTCACTTGTTACTACTGTGCCAGCCTGTTTTGGCTCGGCTACTACTGGTGCTGCTTGTGTTTCTGACATGGTTTTTATCCCAAGAATTAACCCAATGTAGCCGCATTGGTACGGTTGTTAAGTTATCTTAATACTATATTCCGTCTTTTGCAACATTACTGCATTGGCATACCATCTTGTGGCATTTGTTCTTGCTGCATTTGTTGCTGCTGCATTTGTTGTTGTTGCATTTGCTGCACTTGTTCTGGTGTTGGCGGCATCATTATTTGCATATTATCTTCAATAGCCTGGGTTGCCTTATCCATACGGGCACCTTGATCCATATTACGTGCATGAATTTCCGCTTCTAATCTTGCCGTATCCATGTGGCCAAGAATCAGCTTCATCAGCGAATCAATTTCAGTCTTGTTCTGGCTAGTAATTGAACGGGTGTTTTGATCGTGCATCTTAACTTCTGCCGCCAATACTGCACGGCGATCTTCACCAGTTTGACGCATTTGCTCAACATCTTGACGATTTTTAAGCATTAATTGTAGTTGCTGGATTTGCTGTGCCATTTGCTGCATTTGCTGCTGGCTTGCAGCCAATTGCATTTGTACTTGTGGCGGTATCGGCGATTTATCATCAATTTGCGCCAACGGATTAACCGATGCTAAACGATCTGCAATGATTTCTGCGCCTGGGAAGTCCATGTTGCGGAATATTAAATCACCGGCTTGTTGCATTAAGCCAGGATCAGCAGCCAACAATGTCATCATTGAATCAGCAGCTTCTTGGCGTTTAGTGTTGTAGCCTGGTCCAGTATCCATAACAATGTCGTATTCACCCACCGTTACGTCATTCAGCAATATTTCTATGCCGTTTTCATCTTTTTGGCCAGTTCTTTGGTTAATAGTGACTAATTCGGGTTTGCCATCATCACCAACAATACGCATTACACGTTCAGCACTATAAATTTTAGGTATTAAATCCAATATCTGGCGGCCACAATACGCAATTGAACGTGTCAAATTGTCGTAATAGTGGAAGTTTGTCATGTCCACTTGGCCTTGTTGGCCTTGCAAAGCTTTGCCGCTTATGTTGCCCTGCGGTAGTTGGCTAGGATCAAATATACCTACTACAGCCTGTAAATCAGCAGTAATTGCTTGGGCTGCTGCCATGATTGCAGTCGGTGGTTGTTCAGGTACCTGGCGAATTGGTGGTGGTGCCGGCTGGCCATTAATATCTGTTTGCTTGTAACGCAAGTAAGCATAGGAAGTATTGTTAGCATTTGCCCATTCTGTTTCGTGGCCTTCATCCTGACCTTCAGCCATGATCCATTTAGCCCGTGGCGCAAGTGCTACGGATTCTGTCATGGATGTTTGCCAAAAGTTGTACATACGCTGTGCATCTTTGGCCATACGAACCAGGCCAAATTTTTTGCGTTTGTTGTCCACAATACATTGCTGGCCATACACCGGAATAATTGGAATGTATTTACCAGCCCAAGTGCCTTCTTCTAGCACTTCCATTGCGGTTACTTTGCACCACTTGATTGCCTTTTTTAACGTTCTACGGCGGCTAACTTCGTAAATGCCGGCCATGTCCATTAAATCAGCATCCGGCAATTGATCTTCATAAACTGAAGTTCCATCAGATAGCAGCACCAGGTTTGTTGGCACCAATTCTGTGTAAAAGTATTCAGCAATGCGTATATCGTGTTTTGTTACCCATTCTATATTTGCATCACCCGTACCACGGGCTACAAAACTACCGCCATCATCACGGCCAGGATACATTTTCCTAAAGTTTTCTTTGGATAACACAACTGTTACCAAACACTTTTCAGCATCCGATCCATCAGGTGCCGTGGAATTAGGATCAAAATAAACGGTAAATGGGTTTTCAATTGGCTTGATGTAGATTTCCTGATCAAACGAATCGGGGCGCACATAATCTGTAGTTACACGGAAATAGCCCCAGCCCATACGTACAGCAAAATCAAACGCTGTGTCATAAGCATGATCAGCATTGGAATTAACTTCTACGTGACGGCAAATGCCTGTGACTAATTCAGCCAGTTTTGCATCAGTTTGATTGTTCATGCCCTGCGCTTTGATGCGTGGGCGTTGTTGGCGTTGCTGGTTGGTTATCTGGCGGCAATAGGCATCTAGCTTATTGATTGTTAGGCATGGCCTGGCTTCTAAGTTACGGCTGTTTTGTATTTCTACTGGCCATTGATCACCAGCAGCAAATTTAACGTCATCTAAAGCTTCAGCACGATTAGTTGTATCAGATTCAGCAGCTTGTCTTAGGAAGTCGATTGCGTCAGAAATCCTAGTATCGTTGTCGTTGCCGTTGTCGTAATTAACTTCTTCGTAATATGTGTCAGCCATTTTTATCCCATCCAGCTTGCCGGTGCCCGTTGATTTGCCCGTTGTGGTGCGGCTTTTCTAGGCTCATTAATCATTAAACCAATATATCGGAACGCATCAGCCCCGTGCGAATATTCATCATGTAGCGGCTTGGGGCTAAACACTTTAGATTCGGGGTCAACATCATACCGATAATGTCGCAAACATTGTAGCCCTTCTTCAGTATTTTGCCTATCAAAGTAGCATCTATTGAATATCGTTCTGGCTGCATTAATACTATCTGCCACCGGCACCCGATCCAATACCTGCACCTTATAACCACTTGCCCGTACTATTTCTTCGATGGATTTGCCGGTGCCTAATGATTTGGCTTTGGCATCATGCGGCAACCATATTGTGTCGTACAAATACCCAAATGATTGCAGCTTGGCCATGTAATAACTCATGGTTTGCTGGCTATCCTCAAAGTAACGCAATAGCCTGGTTTCCTGCCCCACAAATTGCAATATCCAACAAGCAGTTTGGTCTGCCCACCCTAAGTCGAATACAGCATGAACTGGCTTGGTAGCATCATAAGGAACATTGCATATGCGGCCTTCTAATTCGGCCATAGTCAATTCTTTGGCAAATATAGCCCCATCTACCGTTTGGCGTGGAATACCTTCCCAAACATTGTTGTACGCTTCCAAATCACGGGCTTGCAATGACCGGCGTTCTAAATCCAATACTTCAGGGAACCACGGGTTGTCGTTCCAATTGATCTTTTGGACTACCGAATTTTCTGGTGGATTCAGCACGAACCGCTTCCAGGTTTCATCAGTAGGTAATTCAGGATTAAAGCTTATCCAGATTTCAGAATCGGCTTTACGGATGGTAGGCACCAATACGTTCCAGCTATTTGGGCTAACTGATTGCGCTTCTTCCACCCAACAAATATCAATACCTTCAATGGATTTGACGTTATTGGTGTTGTTCTTAACACCCACAAATATGAATTCGGTGCCGTTTATGCCACGTATTGTGGTTTGGGTAATTTCGTAATGGGCTTCCAGTTCAAGCTTATAAATTTGGTCGCACAATAGCTTGTGTACCGAATCCTTAATACTGGTTTGGAATTCACGGGCGCACAATACCCGTATTGGTTGTTCGCATCCCTTTAGCAGTAGCGCACGGGCGATGTTCCAGGATTTGGAACCGCCACGGCCACCGTAAAGAATTCTGTAACGTGATTTTTCAGGTACGAATAAGCATTTAAGTTTGGCTGGGAACCTAACCTTGGCCTTAATTTCCTGAATCGTTGACATTGCTTGGTTCTTCAAACGTTAATACAAATCCCGTCTTTAGCTGCATCCCGTCTGGACCACTAATTTCTTGCTTAACTCGATCTGAATAGTTCTTTGGGAACCTAGCCGCCATTGATCTTGACCATAAGCCGGTGTTGATTCTTTCACCATCCTTGTGTTCAATCAAGTTGGCTTGGGCTTTATCTTCCCACCATGTTTGTGCGTACCCGTGGGCATCTTCCAAGGAAGTCCGAAATTCTTCGTGTTCTTCACGCCAACGCTTAAATGAAGTGATGCCAACACCTAGCATTGAAGCCATTTGTTCGAAAGATTTGCCCAACTTACCTAGTTCAATCACCTTTTCGCAAAACGCTGGATCGTATTTAGATGGGCGGCCTACGGGGTTTGTCATTATGCAGCTTCTTTTTGTTCATTAGCTTTTTTGACAATAGTAATATCTTCTGGCTTGATTTGGCCGTTTTGTGCCAGGAATTGCTGGTTAGCAGATTCCAGTAATCTATTGTGCAATTGTTCTACTACTTCCATTGGAAGCTTCTTTAAGCCAGCTAAAACTACTTGCGCTTCTTGGATGGTTAAATCACCAAAATTAATAATCATTTCTTTCCCTTCGTTGTTGATTTTTTTGCAGCTTCA